GTAGAGAAAGAATTAACGATTTGGAAGATAGAATAGGATTTTTAGTAAACAACGATATACCAGATGCTGAGGCTGCTGGAGATAATAAAAAGGTAGAAAAATTACAAAATACTGTTAAAAGACTTAGAGACGAGCTAGCTATACTTAGAAGAAACGTTAAGGCAGATAGAGCTCCAATGAAATAATATAAAAAAATAAAATGGCATATACAGATTTCATAGGTGGAGTTTCACCTTTTAAACAAAAAGTTTACGATAAAGAGTTTTACTTTAAAAAAGATGGTAAAAAAATAACTAACCAAGAGTACTGTAGACTTCAAGCTTCTATAGGCCCAGATGTACCACCTTCTTTTAACTTACAAACTAATCATCCAGACCCTTGCGGTAAAAAAGAAAAAAGAGAGTACGAAAGAGCTCTTGCAAAAAGAAAAAAAGAAATATTTGAAGACGAACAAGGAAGACCAGAATAATGAGTATATTAGGAAAAATATTTTCAGGAGGAGCTACTGAATTAGTAAAAGGCGTAGGTGGTGTAATAGACGAACTACACACTTCTAAAGAAGAAAAGCTTGAGGCTGAAAGAAAAATAAAAGATATGATAATGGGTTACGAAGCTGAAATGCAAAAGCAAGTAACCGAAAGATGGAAGGTTGATATGCAATCTGATTCTTGGTTATCAAAAAACATAAGACCTTTAGTTCTTATATTCTTAGTTGTATCAACAGTATTGATGATATTTATCGATGCTGGTGTTATTGCTTTTGAAGTAAAAGATACTTGGGTAGACTTATTACAATTAGTATTAATAACTGTGATCGGTGCTTACTTCGGTGGTAGATCACTAGAAAAAGTAAAAAAATAATGGGACAAAATTCAACAGAAGTAACTTATGGCTTTGGTCAATTTGGATCAACGTTTTTAAAAGGTGACGGTGCTAAGTTACTTTTAACAGCTTCTACAGCCAAATATTATGTTTGCGCTATTACAATGATAACAGATGTTACTTTTCAAGCATTAGAATCACTTGATGGTGGTGTTAATATGGGTATGGGTGACACTGCTTTTGTAGGAACAGAAACATTAGCTATAGATACTATGTGGAACGCTGCTGCTGCAGATACTACAAACGAAACTAACGAGGACTCTGATCCAATAACAACTTCAGACACATTTCCAAAAGGCGTTACTATATACGGTATGTGGGATAATGTAGAGTTAAATGGTGGTTCTGCAATAGTTTACGTTGCTCCAAGACCAGATTATCACAATAGAGCATAATGTTAGGACTAGGTATTAGCTTAACTTCTGGATCTTCGTTAGGTGAAGATTTTGGTACAAATCACTCTATATTATTTGATGGTAGTAACGATGAGATAAATTTTACTACATCAGGATTTCAATCTGCTTTAGCTGATAATAGCTTCAAGGCTTCTGGATCTGTATCAATATGGGCTAGATTTGAAAGCACAAGTTCTAATGGTCAGTTGTGGGATTTTTGTATAGATACAAATAACCGTATACAATTACAATATAAACACTCTGATGATAAACTTACATTCACTTTTAAAGGTGCTAGTGTTTCAAAACTGACTAATTACGATCCTTCTTCTGGATTAGAGAACGATGGAAAGTTTCATCATGTAGTATGTACTTGGGACGCTAGTTCTGCAAAACTATATGTTGACGGATCGTTAAGAGATACTGTTGACATAGAAGGGGTTGCATTAGACGGAGATTTTGACGACGCGGCTGGGGCTACAGGTGTAGAAGTTATACAAGGTACTTCGTTTAACGGTAATGCTGACTTCAATGGATATTTAGACGACTTTGCTGTTTATAGCGATGTTTTATCAGCTAGTAACGTCACGACACTTTATAATAGTGGAAAATCAGATCAAACAAACGTAGATACAGTTGGTACTATTATAGCACACTGGACATTTAACGAAGGAACAGGTACCACCGTTACAGACAGAATAAATAGCTACGTAGGTACATTTGGATCAGGAGGTAACGCACCTGCGTTTAATACTACAAACGCTGGGTAACAAAATAAATAATTAACTTAAATTAAATAAAATGGCAAAAAGAAAAACAAAAAAGGTGGCTAAGCCTTCAAAAATTAGTAACGAGCAATTAAACAACTTGCAAAACGTGATAAGTACAATAAACAAAGCTCAAATGCAAATAGGTGTTTTTACTACAAATATACACCAACTTTCACATCACGTTTCAACAATGAATGATAAATTAACTTTAATGCAGTCTGAGTTTGAAAAAGAATACGGAACTTACGATATTAACATCTCAGACGGAACTATAAATTATGAGCAAACTAATTAGAAAAATTACTGTAGGTAAAGACTATAAAGATAACGCTATGCACTATTCTGTTGGTCAAGACGTTTATGGCGGACATACTATATGTGATATAATAGAAGAAAAAGATAAATATTCTATTTATATTAAAAAAAATAAAAATGTTCTACCTTGGAAAGACTTTAACAAAAACATGGCGGTATCTATAGAATATAACTTAGAGTACTAATGAAAGCACCTTTTGATTTTGTAATAGAGCCAAAAGGAGATAGATATAACAACATTAAAAAAATTGGTGATAAAGATCTTATTGTTAACACTGAGATCTTTAATCATCAGTTTGTAAATAGAGAAGCTATTGTTAAATCTATACCTACAGCTTATAAAACCAAAATAAAACCTGGAGATACTGTTATAGTACATCATAATGTTTTTAGAAGATGGCTAGATATTAAAGGTAAGGAAAAAAACAGTAGAAGTTATTTTAACGAAAACACATATCTTGTAAGACAAGATCAAATATTTTTATACAAAAGAAATAACAAATGGAAAGCTATGGATGGTTATTGTTTTGTTCAACCAATCAAGCAAAGAAACAAGCTAAAATCAGGAGAAGAAGAAGAGTGCATAGGTATAGTTAAATATACTGACGGCGTCAATGATATTGACGATCTTGTAGGTTTTACACCTTCATCAACGTATGAGTTTATAATCGATAACAAAAGATTATATAGAGTTATGAATAAATTTATTACAATTAAATATGAATATCAAGGAAACGAAGAAGCTTATAATCCAAGCTGGGCATAGAGCAGTTGAAGAACTTATTAATGTAGCTAAAGAAAAAATTATTACTAATACAGAAGATGACGTTAGTGCTGATAGATTAAAAAATGCCGCGGCTACTAAAAAACTAGCAATATTTGACGCATTTGAAATACTTAACAGAATCCAAGAAGAAGAAAACCTGCTTGAGGGCAAAACACCTAAAGAGGCAGAGAAAAAAGTCTTTAAAGGATTCGCAGAAGGTAGATCTAAGTAATGTACAAGCAAAGTTTAGTTAAGGTTATAGAACCTGTAAAAAGAACAACAATAACACGTTTAAACCGTGGTAAAAAATGGAAATATGGATACAATAAAGAACATGATATTATCGTTATATCAAAAAATGGTAAAATTGGCGAAATACTTGAAATACAAAACCTTAGAATTGCTTTACCACCTGTGCCCTTGCAAGTACATAAACTGCAAGAAAACAAGTGGAAAAAAATAGAATACTCAAAAGAATTAAGTAAACTTAAAAATATATTTGACTGGAGAGCGTATCCAGAAGAACAAAAAGAAAAATGGTTTGACTTTATAGATGAGGAGTTTAAACGTAGAGAAGAAGGTTTTTGGTTTACAAACAAAGGAAAACCAACTTATATAACAGGTAGTCACTATATGTATCTACAATGGAGTAAAATAGACGTAGGTGCACCTGATTTTAGAGAGGCTAATAGGTTGTTTTATATATTTTGGGAGGCTTGTAAGGCTGACAAAAGATGTTACGGTATGTGTTATCTTAAAAACAGAAGATCTGGTTTTAGTTTTATGTCTTCAGCTGAAACAGTTAATTTAGCCACGTTAGCAAGTGATAGTAGATATGGTATACTCTCTAAAACAGGTTCTGATGCTAAAAAAATGTTTACAGATAAGGTTGTTCCTATATCGATTAACTATCCTTTCTTTTTTAAGCCGATACAAGACGGTATGGATAGACCTAAGTCTGAACTTGCTTATCGTGTACCTGCTAGTAAGTTCACGCGTAAAAAGATTACTGCAAACGAACAGCAGGAAGACTTGGTTGGACTTGAT